CGTGGTGTAGTCCGAAACGGCAAACAGCAGTTTCACGACGGCTGCGGAGCCTTGAGGGGTGTCGTCCTGCTTGGCCTGCGGTTTTTTGGTGAGGGTTTTGTGCGACTTTTGCGTAGCGGTGCGCTTCTTAATTGCCATCGGCTTTCCTTTCTGGCTGTGTGACTTGATCGCGGTGAAGGGGGTTTCGGAGGCCCCACGATCAACGATAGACAAGAACCCTGCTTCGGCTCCATAGAGTTCGGAGGCGCGACGGGTTACCTTTTTAATGCGGGGGCGCATGATTACCTCAAGTGTATTCTGTGGGTTTTCCCGTCAACGGGGTCTGTAATGGATGCTTTTGTTATGGGATGGGAGGGCGAACCGTCCGAGCCTTCGCCCGTTCTTCCCCAAAGGATTTCGCCGTTGTCGTCCATGCGGACAATGAATGGATGAGTATGTTTATCATACGGATCAGGATCGGTAAAGCCATAATACCAAGCAGCGCATTCAATCTCAACAAGAGTATCGCGCTTGTAGGTCATGATTTCGAAACTGTAGCCGTTAAGCTTCCCGTCTTTAACCTCATTCCACACTGATTTATCGAGGATGCGGGTCGAGGCAATCCATGCCCCTTCCTCAAACCCGTCGGGGTCATCCTTGCGGGCAATGAAGCTTTCGACAACCTCTGCGTCAATAAGCTGATTGTCGTGTTGCACATCGATAGAGCGCGACATGCCGTTGGCGATGAAGTCGTAAGCGGTTTTCTTGAGTTCTTCCGCCGTCATGTAGTGGCCGTGGGAGTCAAGGCACCAAGGGGCGTATACCTGCCCGATGACAAGCTGTTGCTCATTATCAATTTTCTTGATGTTGTAGCTTACATTGATTGTCTCAATGCCCGAGGCTTTTTGGATGATCTTCGGAATGTTCAAAGACCGGGGATTGCCCCCGGCGCTTTTTGAGAGAAGTTTTTTCAGGTTCAAGGCCATTGTCGTTACTCCGCTGCAATCGATTGTACGGCATCGTCTAGGTCCGAGGCGAGCTTTTCAGAGACGTCGTCAAGCAGGCGACGTAGCACCTTTTGGACGTTATCTAGCCCTTGCTCAGTTTGCTGTGCCTCTGTGTTCGGATCGACGGGCGATACGGCAGCGTCAACGGCATCGACAAATTCGTTGATACCTTCGATAACCATATCGTTCTTGATCAGTTGCAGCGTCGATGAGTACGGCACGTTGCCCCAATCTTCCGCGATTGCTGGAATATCGGCGTCAAGGTAGCGGTTGGCTAGCTTGATAGCGATGTTGGGCGTGAGCGCACCTTCCCGCCCAAGGCTGTTAACGATACGTGCAACTTCCTGCGGATCGGTGATACCCGGCCCCGCCGAGCGCACCCGCCAAAACTTGAAGCGGTGCGACGAAAGAACAACGCGGTCAAACATTTGATCCCATGCAAAACGCTCTGGCACGAAAATCTGTTGATCTGCGGTAAGCATGGAAGCGAAGGCGGATGCGCGGTTGTACTCCGAGGCCGAGCCGACATAGACCGGAGGTAGGCGGAAGGATTGACGGGCTTTGCGTTCCCCATCCTGAATGTAGTCCTTGAACAGGCCCTCGTTTTGGCGCTCGCTGAGCATGGGCTTAATGTCAACCTTCGGAGCGGGTAGGCTACCATCGATTGCCGCCGCATCTGCCCCTTCGGAGGTTGCTTCGAGTACAACGATACGGTTCATCGATGTGCGCCCACGGACACCGTCGATATACTGTTCAATTTTGTAGAAGCTTTCTTCGGTAAGTGCGCCCCCTGAGACAAGCACAGCCATTGCCGGGATTGCGTTGTCACGGAAAAATTCGAGGTTGACCATTTCAGCTTCCCGCCCGCCAAGCAAGGCAGGGATAACCCCGGCCCAGCGAGGGACGCCGCAGGGGTTGCCGGGGAAGTACAGTGCCTCAAAGTAAATGGCCGTGGCCTGCTCTTCGATAGGTAGCGAGTTATCGACTTTTCCTGTTTGCGGGCTGATAGAACGTGGATCGCCATATTCCTTGAAGAACATGCGCTTGCCATTTTCTTGCTCTTGCACGAAACGACGGAAACGGCGGCGTGTCTTTACGGCCCCGCCATGAATATCATAGGTGACGGCGTCCGTATATTCTTTATCCTGCTTAGTCATGCGCAGGGTGATCGAAGGTACATGATCGAAAGTGACGACACGGCCCGCCATGTCTTCGATTACTTCGAAAGCGCGATTGCCGAGTACTTCCTTGTCAACACGGCTATCTTCGCGGTGTTCCCGCAGCGGGCGTCCGTCCGTGGTCAGTGAGGAAATCAAGCGCTCAATGCGGGTACGCTCATTTGAGGATGCGCGACTATCCTGCTGGCCTGTGGGTCCGATATACTCGTAATCAAATCCATAGCTTTCGATGTTAGTACGGTAGCTATCGACACACTCGCGTAGGATTGGCGATGCGAGGTAGACCTTCATGAGGTCACGGTAGCTAAAAATGGTCGGGACAATAGTGGCTTCGGGGGTACTGCCAATATCGCCCTCAACCACCGAGTAGAAGGCGGAGCGACCGTCTGACCCGAATAGTGATTTCCCGATCACCTCAAAATTAGTGGAATCCGATAACTCCCCGGTATGGCCCGAAGAAACATGGATACCGCCAGAATGTCCTTCTGTAGTGCTGCGGACTCTGGGGGCTTTTTGCTTATTTGACTTGAGTTTGATTTTCCGCGCCATATGCTCCAACTCCGTAAACGGTTCGTTGGAATATAGCGTATCATTTTCTTAAAGACAACTTCGGTTTCTTTTTGATGGGGGTCTTGCCTTTAATGCGTAGCTTTTTGATCCGTTTCTTAGGGGCCGCAGATACAATGGGGGTCAGTTCGATATGCTTGTATGTTCTATTAAAGTTTGGCATGTCCCAGATAAGAACCTGCCTAGTTGCCAGAGAAACCCCTGTCAAAGCGTCGATGCGGTCGAGCGTAGTTCTTGCCCATAAGTGCCGATGTAGCTGTTCGTAGACACTCTCTTGGAGAGGCATTTTACCCGTGGCCCGGTCGAGTACCCGGCTAACAACGTATACAAAGATTTTCGTGTCTAGGTTAACTTCCGAAATCCAACGCTTAGACGAGAACTCGCCTAGCATCTGGAAGAAGGAAGCATCCGACGTATCCTTGATTGGGGCAGATACGCCAGCCGTCATGCAGGCCACTAATGGGTGACTAAATACGAGCCGCCAATTCGTGCCTAGGCTTTGCTGTAGGCGCTCTGACGCGCTTAGTCTTCTCTTGATAGGCATTAGTTGCTACCCGCCCCCTCTTTGCCCGTTTCGGAGATAATTTCAAAAGCTATACATGCCGCACCGTTTTGTGTCCAATCGTAGTGCGGATCGCCAAACTTAATCCCGATTTCTTTAAGGTAGTCTAGCGATAGCTTTAGAGCGTCGAGTGGTTCGATCCTGCCGCCCGACACAAGTATGAGCGTCATGTAGCCTAGGAAACTTCTAAGGTCGGACGATTCCGTGGCTCTCCATGTGATAACCTGTGGTGGGCCTCCCTCGTTAGCGCTGGATGGCGGGCCTAGTCGGTGCGGTTGCTCTGGAAGGAGTTCCCAGCAATGCCCGCAAACCCATACGTTTAGGTACCAGCAACCTACGGTATGTTTGCACTTTGACATGTCAGCGGTTCCCGAAGAATGGATCGGTGCCGAACCGGAAGGCCCACAACGGGCATTTGGTTGATGCGCATTCGGTTACGCCCTTACGAGTCCCGGTGCAAACGATGCACATTGCGGTGATCGCAGTGGCCCGATTGCGTACACGGGCGCGGTAGCGAAGTTCTTGCAGGTTGTTGACGTCGTAGGGGGTCCGCAAGGCTGTAACGTAATCTTCGATAGTGTACCCGGTTCTAGCTGTGCTATGCCCGAGGCTTGCCGCTAGTAGGACGGCGCGACGAATGGCGGGGGCAGGGGCCGCAGCGCCGTATACGCCCGATAAGACGCCGCCCGAGGGCATGGGGGCTTTGGGCTTGGCTTCGATGTGTAGCGGGGCTGTAGGGGTCGCTACGTTCTCGCTAGGCTGTTCGCCCGAGGGTAGCTTAGAGCGTTTTTTGATAGCCATGGATTAGTCCTCCGCCGCATCGGTATCGTCGCCGTCGTCGCCATCGCCGAAAAGGGCTTTGACGTCTTCCTCGTCTTCGTCCGTGCAATCGATTGTAAGGGGTGGTAGTTCGTACCCGCGCAACGGGTCTTTCCCTAGCCGAAACGGCCATAGTGGGCAAGTGATCGAGGCACACTCCCTGATACCGGGGGAAAAGCCGCCTTGGCACCAATAGCAGTATGCGCGAATGGCTGTGGCGCGGTTCTTGATCCGTGACCGGGCTTTATTGGTGGCCGGGTCGTCGTCAACGTCCGTAGCTCGTATATGTGAGCGCAGGGTGGGGAATACAATGTTGCGGGGATCGATACATTGGTTCTCTAAGGCAAAGTCGAGTTCGTCGATCTGCGCTTCAAGCTTCAAAGATTTGAGCGCAGAGGATTGCTGCATTTCATCGCGCAGCTTTTCCTTTTTTGCTAACAAATTTGATCTTTCGTCTTGTCCCGCTTCTGACAATACGACGCCGTTTACTTTGGTTCTTTTCGATGGGTTTGACATACTCGTCTCCGACGATGATTTTCAGCATCTTTGTAATGGGTTCGCGCTCGGTGACGTTGCACCCGGTAGAAGCGCCCGCGTCGATAGCGGTGACGGTGTACCACTCCGCAAATTCTGGATCGAACTTATCCCAATTTTTTAGGAAGTACTGACCAAGATGGTCGAAAGCCCCGTCTGACACAATTGTGTGGTTCGGGTATTTTTCATAGAGGATAGAGGCTAAGACGTAAAACTCCATGGCTTGCTTAAAGCACCCGTCCATGAAGCTCCATGATTTAAGCCTCTCAGCTTTGGCCGCGATGGCCCGCATACGAGAGACTTGATCCTGCCAGAATTTGTCGATGTAAAGCTGAGCGGCTTGCTTATCGCCGTGGCCTTGCTCAAGGAATTGACCAAGCCGCTCAAGGTCGTTTGCCCGTTTCTTCGCCTTACGTATAATGAGCCGCTTCTTAGGCGGCAGGATTAACTTGCGTTTTTTGATAGGCATAATGACCCCGTGTTTGCTCGATTGAGCTTATATCGAGGTACTTTGAAGGTCAAGGGTTTTTAGTCCGTCTTGGGTTAACCCGGCGCGAGGTTTTGCGAGTAGTTACAGACCTACGCCCGCCGATTAGTGGCATTTCATCTGCGCTAAGTTCCTCTAGTTCGACGGTTCCTATCCCGGTTCTTCCTCCATGCAGCATCAACCCACTTTCACCCCTGAACGTAGGCTGTGTGGACCATGCAGATCGGCGCGTAAGCAGGTACGAGGCAACGCCGCATACTGCATCCGCAACGTCCTTCGATCCACGAGGCTTGTGGTCAACCTTTTCCTTGGTTCCTTTACGGACATACTCAAGCTCGGTCAGTTCCTTAATAAGGGTTTGATGGCGGGGAAGTAGGATGCGGCCATCATAGAATGCATCCCGCAGTGTTTTGTAGGGCTGCGTGGTGCGGTCCATCGAAAGGTACTCGGTGACAAATCCCTTCTTCGCGAGTGTTTGCCTAAAGTCAACGGATTGAAAGCCGTCAGTCGTGACAACCTTGATCGGTAGTCCGTAGTTATCGCGCAGATTGTAGATGATCTGGCGGATTTTGGAAAAGTCGATTTCACCGTCACGGGGCGGCATGATCCGCAGGATAAGGTCATAGGCGATAACAGGCAGCACTTCGACACTTGTTTTACCTGTGTCTGGGTCGCGCCGTTCGATAGTCTTGGTCCCAGCTATATGACCAATAGCAAGACCAGCGCTATCCCGAGTAACAGCAAGGTCAGCGTGACAAACCCGCATAGTATGCACATCATCACGAATGCGCTCTTTAAGTACTGACGGAAGCGATACGTCAAGATCAATTTCCTCCAATGGGATAACCGATTGGTACGCATACTGATCGGCTAGGCTCATGCAGGTGAACAGCTTTTCGCGGTTCTGGATGAAGGGATGCGAGGCTAGGGTGGTCATGCCGCCGAAGTCGCGAACACACCCGTCAATGTCCTTCTCGAATTCCTTACGGAAATCTTCTGGTACATGCAGGATGCTAGTATCCTCGGAGTCTTCAACCTCTTCGTTATCGCCAAGGATACGAGAGCGTGTGCGCTCATTACCTACAAGTACTCGAAACTCTTTTTCAGAGTAGCGAGAACGGCCCTTACTTTCCCATAGGGATTTCGAGAACACATAGATTTCAGGATCGTCGCCGCCTTCCATAACCGACTCAGCCGCTTTAAGTTCGGTAAAGTCATCGGGGTAACGGGAAGAGGATACTAGGAACAGTGTGCCGGGTAGCTTGCCGCGATGAAGGAAGCGGGAGCGGCGGCGCTTGGACAATGTCAGGTACAGGGCTTTAGCCTGATCGTAGCCGCCGCCCTCATCCGCGCTTGCATTCTTCGAGTTCGAAACCTTCTGCATGAAGTTAACTTCGTCGAGCAGGCCACCGATCACGTTGAGGGAGATTGCGCCCGTATCCGACGACGACACAGGAAGGATTGAAACATTGTGCTTCATGAATTTCATTTCAGAGGTGATTTTCCTATCGTAGGGGAATACCTCTTTGAAGTATGGCGAATTACTAATGAACTTACCAAATTCCTCGAACACGGCTTTCTTGGCTGTGGTTAGTCGAACGGACTGAATAGTAAAGACGATGGAAGAGTGCTGTTGAATGCCGAATGTCTGTTGCGGGTTACGCATACAGGATAGCTTGTATATTTGCCGCGCCATAGAAAGGTTTGCAGCGGTCGTTTTACCGCCGCCGATTGCACCCTTCATGACGGCTTCGACGTACTGTTCTGTCTCGACGGCCTCAAGCACCTCTAAAACGCCGGGGTAAATCTCTTCTTGGTCGAGTCCAAGGTATGTCCCGCCGAATAGGAACTCATCAAGAGGTACAACGCTGCGCTTATACCGAGACAGGTTAATAAGGTGTTCAAGGTCGCCATCCTTACCGACCTCGTCCAATGCTTGTTCGTACTGACGCCGCAGTTCGACGTCGGTTATCTGGTGTATCTCCGAGGCAATATCTCGAAGGATCGCCGCAATATCCTGTTCCCTTTCTAGCTCTTCGCTAGGTACTGAGGTTTGCATTACAAGCTTGGGCTTTTTCTTGAGGACAAGCTTACGCCGTGGGCGGATCAATGTTTTCTTTGGCTGGCTCTGTTCAAGAACTTGACGCTTACGAATTGGCATTTCCTACCCTACCGACAAGACCGCCTACGAGGGTGGACAGCATATCGCGCTGTTTCTCGTCGTGCGAAATTCCTTTTAGATCATCGCGGACGCCCTCTGGGTATCCGTGAAAATTCATATCGATTGATCGCCCAATTTTACCGCGCAGCTTGGCAAGAGCTTCCAAGAGGTTATTTAGCGTCTCAACGTCCTTGTGTCCCGAGGACAGTAGCGTTCCAAGATTGCGCTCGTTCTTGTAGGTGATACCGAGACGGGCTTTCTGTAGGGCGATAAGGCGCAGTAGCTCCGTCTCTTCGTCTAGGGCAATGGCGTTTGCGTCGAACAATGTATCGATGTTCGACTCATCGGAAGCGTCGTCTAAGGCAAGCGGGCGGCAAAGCTGTGCTCGGGTTTTACGGAAATACTGCAAGTAGGAGATTGCCGTCTTCTGCGTGACGTCCATGTAGCCACGGGTTATGCAGTGTTCCGCGATAGTCGAGTTCGGGGTTCCTTGGCGGATCATAGCCAAGATAATCGAGTAGAAGGGGCTGTTCATGATGTAGGAAACTGCGGTACGCGCTTGGCGCTCCGCAGCGGATTCTGATCCCGGTAGTTTGACCCTACGACGTAACGTCTTCCTTTTCATTTATTGCCCCCTTTCCGCACGATACGTTTCTTTTCCGGCTTGGTGGTCGTGAAGCCGTTGGCGATTGCATCCGCTACAATCGATTGCATGGCTTCGGCGTAGGACATTCCGCTATCCTCGCATTTTTTCTTGATCTTGCCGAGGTTAGCGTGAGTGACTTCGTCGATCTGGAAATAGTGGTGATGCTTTCCGCCGAAGCTGAAAACCATATACCCCTTGTCGAGTTCGCTACCGCTTTCCTTGAAGATGGAGTTCAGCACCGACGACAGGTCGTCAACTGACTTGATAGTTTCCTTGGCAGCGTCAAGCTTCTTACGCTGCGTAGCCGTCATGGTTTTCTTGGCTTGGTCGAGAAGGGTTTCAAAGGCTTTCTTGTTATGGAAGCCCATCGCTTTTTGAGCCACTGTAGCATCGCCCATTTCCTTCACAAGCTGTTCGTAAATCTTTGCAAGCTTCGACTTGTCCGTGACGTTCCCGCGCAGCACGTTTCTTTTCGTTAGCGCGAGTGTCAAGTCGGTGTCAGACCATTCCTTGACGATACAAGGTACGGTATCCATCCCGATCACGTTTGCTGCCTTCCAGCGATGGTGACCGGACCCAATCTCGTAGTACCCCGGCTGCTTCGTGCTCTCTCGCACAAGGATAGGTTCGTCAAATCCCTGTTCGCGGATTTCCTCGCAGAGTGCATCAAATACCTCTTCGGTCATGACGTTTGGGTTATCCTCGTGAGGGATAAGACGATCAACCGGAATATACGTGATCT